TCCGGTGATCGTAGATTATTTCTATCATGAGGAAATCCGTGGGACAGAGAATACCGGAAAAAGAAATCGCTAACTTTCAGTTTTTCGATTAGATGCTTGACAAGTGAATTATAATAAGAAGAAAGAGATATTGATCCTGGCGCGTTGATATCTCTTTTTTTGATGATAGAAAAGACTACTCTGCAATCCTTCATAAAATGAAGAGTAGCCTAACCTAAGTCCGGATGGAGGGGGTGCATTAGGGGGTGCAATCGTTTCATTGTATCAAAATGGTTGTTACGATGAAACCTTGCTGTTGTGGATATTACATGAATATATTTTGCGCTAGAATAATTATTGGGTATATGTTAAAATATAAAGAACATATATTCGAGCGTTTATCAAGGTGGTGTATAGCATTGACAAAGTCAGAGAAACTACGAAAAATTCAGGAAATATTGGAATTAAAGAATCCACAAGAGAATCTGTATGCAGATCTGTTAAAGACAATAGGAGATTTGAAAACAAATTATGGGGATTACATGATTACGGAGCCGATTGACTGTAATGAGGAACTGAAACGTGTTCCGGGAGCGGATTATGAACTTTGTACGGCGTTGCTGACAATGCTGCTGAGAGAAGATCATTTTTCCAATGGTTCTTTTGAACGGAGATTTGCTGACGGACAGGTGCTTCCTGTTCTGGTGAGGATGAAGGATGTTTTGAGTGCAGGAGTGTGATTTTATGAAAGTCGGGGATACTGCATATATTGTGGAATCAAACAGGTATGTGAGAGAAGTGGAGATCCGCAGGTGTTCCGGCGGGATGTTCCTGGTACGTTTTACAGATACGGGCGGCGGAATACAGGTGAAGGCTCACAGGCTGTTTGCAACGAGGGAAGAAGCTGAAAAGAGTATTGAGAAGGCACCAGAGACAAAGAGGGTGCGTGGGAATCCGTATGACCGATGGTATTGAACGGATGATAAAGTAAATAAATGCATCAGGGGAAACCTGTTGCTGTTTGCGGAGAAATCTGTGGATGGCAGCGGGTTTATTTTTTTGTCCGGAAAGTCAAAAAATCAGGGACCAGGACTCCTTGGAACAGTAGGAGGTGGTTTTTGGCTATGGGAAAAATTGAACTGATCGATACCGACAGACTGACGGAGAAACAGGCCAGGCTAAACATGGAAAAGTGTGCAGAGTTTCTGGCAAGAATGATCCAGAAGTACGGGGATGTGGTTCTGGGGGAGATTGAGGAGAGAAATGCACAGCTGCAGGGGAAGTGATCGAGTGTGCCGGTGGTCTTTTGGGGCTGCCGGTCTTTTTGCGCTATGGAAACCGCATAGGAGAAGGTGGATTTTGGGGCAGTTTTTTTGGTCGTTCTGCGAGTTGGCACAGACTGGTGATTCCGATATATTTTATGTACGGCAACCGTATGACGATGGGCAACCGAAATGAGGTGAAGATTTGAGAAAGAAATGTTACATATATACCCGTGTTTCTACGGCGGCTCAGACAGAGGGATATAGTCTGGAGGCACAGACAGAGCGGCTTCGGAAGTATGCGGACTATAAAGAAATGGAAGTGGTCAGAGAATACTGTGATGCAGGCAGATCCGGAATGAGCATCAAGGGCAGACCGGCTTTTATGGAAATGATGGATGACATTTCCTGTGAGAAAGATGAAATCTCCTGTGTTCTGGTGTTTAAGTTATCCCGTTTTGGAAGAAATGCGGCGGATATTTTAAAGTCTGTGCAGCTGTTGATGGATTTTGATGTGGATCTGGTCTGTGTTGAGGATGCCATTGACAGTTCTACACAGGGCGGAAGGCTGACACTTGCTATTCTGTCTGCTGTGGCAGAAATGGAACATGAGAATATTACTGTGCAGTTTATGGCGGCGAGGATGCAGAAGCTGATGGGTGGCGGATGGCCTGGCGGAGGCGTGCCGTATGGATATGTGAGTGTGAATAAGGAACTGATGGTGGTTCCGGAAGCTGCAGATCTTGTGAGGCTGATTTATCAGAAGTATCTGGAGCCGGACATGAAGCTGAATACGGTTGTCGGATGGCTGAATGAGAATGGTTATAAGCGTGTTGTGAAGGGAGAGGATAAAGTTATTACTTCGGATTTTGTTTCTTCGGTGCTTGGAAATCCTGTTTATTATGGAATGATCGTATATAACAGGCGGACAAATTCTGAGGAGATTAAGAAAAATCCTAAAGAGATCATTTCCGTCAGGGGAAAGCATGAGGCAATTATTTCGGAAGATGTCTGGATGCGGGTGCAGGAGAAGCGGAAGAGGCTGAGAAGGCCGCAGAAAAAGGTGGATGATCCGGAGAGAATCAGTCTTCTGTCTGGTTTGGTGAAGTGTCCAGTGTGCGGAACTGGAATGATTACAAAAAAGAATAAACGAAAGAACAATAATCATGGGGGCTATTATAAGATTGTTTATTCTTATGGATGCCGGAATTATCGTAAGAGTGCAGGGCGTGTCTGTAATTGTAGCTGGACGTACAATCAGAAAAAACTGGACGGAGCTGTGATGGAAATTGTGGGAAAGGTGACAGAGATGCGGGAGTTCCGTCAGACGGTTATGAATACGGTTGGTGACAGGAGTTCATTGGATGCTTGTGAAGCGGATCTGAAAAGAACCAGAAAAGAACTGCACAGTCAGGAGCATCTGAAATATAAGCTGGGGGTGGAACTGGATAATCTGGATGTTCTTGCAGAAGATTATGATGATGAATACGAGGCTGTTCAGTCAAAGATTGATGAGGTTTATGACAGAATCGAGATTCTGGAGGAAAGGATCCGGAAGCTGAAAAAGCGGATGGAGGCTTTGAAGAAAGGCGTTCGTTCTTCTGATAATATACAGAAGATTCTTGATAACTTTGACCTGCTGTTTGAGAGAATGAACTGCGAGGAACGCAGGGAGCTGTGCAGGCAGTTCATTGAAAGAATTGATGTCTTCCAGGAAGAAAGGGAAGACGGCAGGATTTTGAAAAGGATTGTGTTTCGTTTTCCGGTTTATTATGAAGATGAAGGAAAAAGGGCAGAGAATGATGAACCGGATGAAGTGGTGACATTTGAAGTAGACTGTACAGAGCATCGGGTGACTGCTTCTGAGGCAAAAGCAACCTATGCGGAGATCAGGGCATATGTAAAAGGAAAGTATGGAATGAATGTTTCTTCCTTATATATTGCGCAGGTAAAACGGAAGTATGGTCTGGATGTGGGAAAGGCTTATAACAAGCCGGCTAAAAATAAGAATCATGTGCCGGTCTGTCCGGTGGAAAAGGAAGTGTTAATTCTGGATGCCTTGAAGCATTTCCGGATGCTGGATGAGGATGTGGAGTACAGGAAGGAGAGTGCAGTGTGAAAAAGAAATGTTATATTTATATCCGTGTTTCTACGACAATGCAGGTGGACGGCTACAGTCTGGAGGCACAGAAAGAAAGGCTGATGAAGTTTGCGGAGTTCTAGGAAATGGAAGTGGTCAGGGAATATTGTGATGCTGGTAAATCCGGAAAGAGTATTACGGGCAGACCGGAGTTTCAGAGGATGCTGCAGGATGTGTCCGAGGAACGTGACGGAGTGGCATTTATTCTGGTGTTTAAGCTGTCACGTTTTGGAAGGAATGCAGCAGATGTTTTAAACTCCCTGCAGTTTATCCAGGATTATGGAGTGAATCTGATCTGTGTGGAAGACGGGATTGATTCTTCTAAGGATTCCGGCAAGCTGACCATCACGGTGCTGTCGGCAGTGGCTGAGATTGAAAGGGAGAATATTCTGGTCCAGACAATGGAAGGAAGAAAGCAGAAGGCCAGAGAGGGAAAATGGAATGGCGGACAGGCTCCTTTCGGGTATGATCTGGATTCAAAGAACAGCACTCAGGTGGTGAATGAGGAAGAAGCGGAGATTGTGCGGATTATTTATGACAAGTTTGTGCATACGGATATGGGGGCAGATGCTATCTGTAATTATCTGAACCAGAGAGGTTATACGAAGAAAAAGGTCAGGGGGTATGAGCTGAACTATTTTGCCAGAGGACTGATCATGAAGATTTTGGATAATCCGGTTTATACTGGGAAGATTGCTTACGGGAAGAATGTTACGGAGAAGGTGAAGGGAACGAGGGATGAATACCGGCGTGTGAAGACTGATGATTACCTGCTGGCAGATGGACTGCATGAGGCGATTGTGGATGAAGAGATGTGGGAGGCGGCGAGAGAGAAAAGGAAGAGGACGGGGGTTAAGTGGAATAAGACACATAGTCTTGAACATGAGCATATTTTGTCGGGACTTTTGAAATGTCCGGTGTGTGGTGCTGGAATGGCAGGAACTGTGAGGAGAAGGAAGAATAAGAAATCTGGTGAATATAAGGATGACTTCTATTATAGATGTCAGCACAGGAGAAAGATTGATGAGGAACATTTCTGTGATTTTAAGCCATCACTGAATCAGAATGAGATCAATGCAGAGGTGGAGTGGTTCATCAGAGGGATGATTGCTGATGAAAGGTTTCATGAGTATATTGGAGAAAGATTGCAGGAAAAGGTGGATGTCTCGAATCTGGAAGAGGAACGGGATCAGCTGAAGGGGCAGTTACAGCAGGTTGTCGGGGCGAAGAATAAACTGCTTGTGATGCTGGATACTTTGGATGCTGGCGATAAGCATTATGCAAGGAAGTTCCAGGACATGCAGGACCGTCTGGATAATCTTTACGACAGGATTTCTGGTTTTGAGAATGAGATTGCCGATGTGGAGGAAAAGATTAAGGCAGCGTATGGAAGACAAATTAGTGAAAAACAACTGTACCAAATCCTGCAAAAGTTTGATATACTGTATGCAGAAATGTCAGATATTGAAAAAAAGGAGTTTATGCAGTTGTTTATTGATGCAATTGAGTTATACCCGGAAAAGATGGATGATGGGCGCATCATCAGGCAGATTGATCTGGCATTTCCGGTGTATTATGAAGGTTTTGAAGGCGAAGCAATTCGGTTGCTCAACGAAAACACAGTCGAGACTGTTGTTCTTTTGTCCCAACTGAAACAAAAGCCGGATGATTACATTAATGTCACGATTGAACTTGATGATATGGATATAACATCTGCAGAGACTAAGGCTACATATGATGAGATAAAGAAGTATGTGGCTGAACATAATGCCGGCATGAAGGTTTCCAATCTGTATATCTCACAGGTAAAGAGAAAATGCGGAATTGAGGTTGGAAAGAATTATAATTTACCTAAAAATGAAGATAGCAGGCAACCGCAGTGTCCAGAAGATAAAGAGAGTGCAATTGTGGAGGTATTGAAGCATTTTAACATAATATATAGCAAGAATTCTCCTTCCTCTACAGGTGGGAGATGAATTGCAAAAAATAAAAAGAACGCTTGTTTGGTAGTGAGGTCCATGGTATGATAGAATCAGTCGATAAGATAATTACTCAAAAAAAGGACTGGTTTTATGGAAAATATGGATCATAATGCACATTCAGTGTACTTGATGTATTATCACCTGATTATGGTGGTGAAATATCGAAGAAAAGTTATCAATGATCCGATTTCAGAAAGAGCAAAGGAAATATGGAGATATATTGCCCCACGGTATGGAATTGTTTTGGAGGAATGGAATCATGATATTGACCATGTTCATGTAATGTTTCGTGCACAGCCTAAAACAGAACTCAGCAAATTTATCAATGCTTATAAAAGTGCCAGCAGCAGGCTGCTGAAAAAAGAGTATCCGGAAATCCGGGAAAAACTTTGGAAAGAAGCGTTCTGGAGTCAGAGTTTCTGTCTTTTGACGGCAGGAGGGGCACCAGTAGAAGTGATCCGTCAATACATCGAAAATCAGGGAGAGAAAAAGAATTGAACATAGCATATCGTTTTCGGATTTATCCAACAGAAGAACAGAAGATACTCCTTGGAAAAACATTTGGCTGTTGTCGTTTTCTGTACAACCAGATGCTTAATGACAAGATCCAGGAGTATAAAAAGACAAAGAAGATGTTAAAGAATACACCAGCTATGTATAAAAAGGAGTATCCATTTCTGAAAGAAGTTGATTCGCTGGCACTGGCAAATGTTCAGCTCCATCTGGAAAAAGCATATAAGAATTTTTTTCGTGATCCTAAGGTTGGATTTCCACGTTTCAAGTCAAAACATCACTCCAAAAACAGCTATACAACAAATGTAGTCAACGGAAATATTCTGGTAGAAGATAACCGGATCCGGCTTCCGAAATTAAAATGGATCTCCATGAAAAAACACAGGGAGCCTGCAGAAAACTGCCGTTTGAAATCAGTGACAGTCAGTATGGAGCCATCCGGAAAGTATTTTGCAAGTCTGCTGTATGAAGGATACAGCTGCGAAAACCAAGCAGCAGATAAGGATTACAGTAATGCTAAAATACTTGGGATTGATTATGCGATGCAGGGGATGGCTGTGTTTTCAGAAGAGATTGAGATGGAAGAAGCAGGATTCTTCAGAAAAAATGAAAAAAGGCTGGCAAGGGAGCAGCGTAAACTGTCGAGATGTGTAAAAGGAAGCCGTAATTATGTGCGACAGAAAAAGAAAGTTGCCAGGTGCCATGAAAAAATACGCAGCCAGAGAAGAGATTATCTGCATAAACTGAGCCGCAGGATCACAGACCAGTACGATATAGTTGCGGTGGAAGATATTGATATGAAAGCGATGAGCCAGTGCCTGCATTTTGGGAAAAGTATACAGGATAATGGATACGGGATGTTCCGGAATATGCTGGATTATAAGCTTGCCTGGAAGGGAAAAGAATTAGTAAAGGT